TCCTTCTTTAGCTACATCTACTGCTCTTGGAAGAACTGGAGCATGACCACCATATACTGATGTGGTAGTTGTTGCTCCTACAACAAGTCCTGTATTTGAAGTTACTTCATCTATTTTTATATTAGAAAAATAAGTAGTTCCTGTCCCATTGTTATTAGCTCTAAAATATATTACTTGAGAAGTAACTCCAGAAAAATAATATACAGGACTTCCACCTACTGTACTTACTAAGTCTTTTCCATTAAAATAAATTGATTCAGCACCTAAATCGCCAGTAACATCACAAGTAAACTTATATAGTTTTGTTGCTGTTAAACTTCCTTGTGTATATTTAGCTCCCCTGTTGTTTCCAGTTTGTACTAATTTTAAAGCTCCATCTTCAATGTTTCTGCTTGTAACTGTGCTATATGTATCCCAACCAGAAAGAGTAATTACATCTGTTCCATTTGCAGTAGAATCAAATGGGTCTTCATAAATAGATGTTACTGTCTCTGTATTATCTTCGTCTTGTACTCCTAGTCCACTTACATTATCTAATGCCCACCAACTAACTAAGCTTGTTTTTTCTACAGTTTTTAGTTGGCTATAGGATTTGTTCATAACGGAATTGACTTCTTCGAGGGATAAGGCTCTTGACCACATTGCTACATTTGCAAGTTGCCCATGAAAATCTTGAGCATTTGTAATACTTCCGCTATTAAAATAAGCACTTATTAAAACATCTCTATCTGATTTATTTAAAGTAGAATCAGCTCCCCCTGTAGTTGTTGTACCTTCTGCTATACCATTTCTATACGCAGTCATTGTAGAACCATCATGCGTAAAAGCATAGTGATTCCATACATTGGCAGATTCAGAGGTAGTATTTGCAACTAATTTTTGACCTTGACTTGCACTATTATATTGAACAAATTTTGTAACACCACTTTCAAAAATTACTCTCCACTCTCTTTTAGATGATGTCCCTTCGTCATATTTATTTATAATACCATAAATCCCGCCACTGACACTATAAAATTTTGCCCAAAAAGAAACAGTATAATTATCAAATGATAAATTATCACTATCTGGTATTTGTACATATTCTGTACCATCAAACTCTGTTGAACCTTCACAAGGAAACTTGAGGGTGTCTGACTTACTTGACTTGAAGTCGAGGTATAGTTTAAGGTTGTCCTTAACGTAGGTTAAGAGGGATGCTCCCCCCTTAGCTAGACTTGCTCCTAATCCAAGCATTTTAGCCTAAATAGCAAATACAAAGACCAGTCGCTAGCGTAACAGCAGACCAATTACCAAAAACTGTAACACCTTGAGGAAATGTATCAGAATTTGTAACTGAATTTCCATGCGTGCTAGTTCCGGTTCCGGTTATTGCTGCGCTTGATTGGGTCATTGTGGTAAACGTACAGTCTTCTAGCATAGTAATTGCTACAACTTTATTAGTTCCCATGCTAGCAACTGATTCTCCATCATCTAGCACGGCTGAACCTACTTGTCCAAGACCGACGTTATTGGCTTCTACTACAGAATATTTCTGTGTATTTGGTACATCATAGTTAGCCATATATTCTCCTTTTTTGTTTGTGTATCTTACCGCCCAAGAATAAGTGACATGGATACATCATTAGATTGCATTTGTAATTTAGTAAAAATGTTATAATAATATCGCATTAAAAATAAAAAAAGTTATTGTGCTAGCTCAAAAGCATCTTGATATGGAACATTTTCGGGGGTTACATTGTCAGGAGCTGAGTTCATTAGCCTATTTAAAATCTCTTTTTCAAAATCTTCTGTGTTATTTAAAACCCAACCTTCTGCTTTTGGCATATTTTGCTTTAAAATTGACATAGCCTCATGTTTATTTGCATGATACCTATTTGGATTTGTCATTAACCTATGTATTTCCTGTAAATCTTCATCGCTCATATTTGGTAATACTTTATTTCTTAATTCAGCTAATCCCTTTTGAATATTGTTTAACATTTCTTTAGACTCTTCAGTTTCACCCGTCAATAACCCTCTTGTAATTAATATATTTTCAAACCTAGCTAACTTGTCAAACATATTTACATATTTTCCTATTTCATAATACTTGTTAAGCAAGGTTGCTTTAGCGATGTTATTTACAAAACTTCTACCGCCTTCAAACATATCTCTCTTTGCTTGTGCATCCATTTCTGGCGAATTCCAGTTTTCATGTCTAACATATTTTTCCATATACGCTTTAAATGCTTTTCCTGTGTATTCATGTAGGTATTGCAATTCTCTAGGGGACATTTCCATAGTGTAGCCATCTCCGTATGATATTTTTCCACCTAAATATTGCATATTGTGTCCTTTTTCTGGGAATGCTTTTAAATATTCTCTTTCTACTAAATATTTATCATCGCCTGATTTGTCTTCCGTATATCGAATGTTAACCATATTTAACATATTTGAATTTTTTGGAACTGGGTTTCCAAATAAATCATAAACCAATCTACTAGGGTCAATGTCTTTAGATTCTGAAAAAGCCCAAAATGGAGACAATTCTTTTTTTGAAGCATCTGACAATTTATCAAAGGCATCTTTTTGCTCTCCACTGTTTTTAAATTTATGTCCCCTAGGATACCTTTTTAATTGCCCATCTCTTATTGATTTTAATTGCTTCATAAAAGTTGGAGGTAACTCTCCAGCAGTCTTCTTTGCAAAAAACTCAGGCAAAGACATTCTTCCATTTATCACATCTGCTATTAAATCAGCTTGTAAAAATATAGGATTATTATTTACCCAATTACCAATAACTTGAGTTGCTTTTTCAAGTGCTGTTTTATTTGATTTTGTTTTATTATCATGGTAATTAGATGCAGCAGTTAAATAGATGCTAATGGGTTCACCAAGAGTAGAAAAAGACCAATAGTTATTACCCATTTTTATTGAATTAGGAGGTCTCCCCAAGACTCTATTAATATCCCTTTCTTCTGACGAAAGGTCAGCGCCACCCCCAATAATTGCCTCATCTCCATTTTGCCTTTTTAAAGACATTGCAGCACCAAAAATAATTGTAGATAATGCTGTGCCTAAGGTTCCCCTTGCTAAAGTTTCTGCCAATAAATCTGAATTTTTTTCTCTTGTACCAGCTCCTTTTGATAAAGGCATTTTATATAAATTACCCCTGTGCATTCTTAATCCTTCCCAAAAATTATGAGTTGTAAAAACTAAAGGACTAAATTCAAAAGCTTTAGAAAATACATTTTTATATGTTAGCACAAATGGCACTTGCCAGTTAAAAAAAGCTGAACCAGCTGACATTTGGTCAGTTCTAATTGCATTTAATTTTTTACCAGCTTTACTTCTAAATGGTGCTTGAAAAACCATTTCTGCTCCATATGCTTTTGCTTCAGCTAATAATCTTTGAGATATTTGAGCATCTTCTTTTATTTCAAGAGACCTTTCTAAAACATTTTCTTTTGTAAGATTTTTATTTCCTATTTCTTTTCTTAATTCTTTAACAGCTTGTCTTATTACTAAAGTCTCAAATCTAGTTACTGTCCAAGGTAATCTATACAAAGCATCTAAAGCTCCTTGAGCATTTTGAGGCGCTCTAATTACCTTACCAACTTTTCCGGGTATAAAACGAGAATATGCTTCATTTATTAAAAGTGGATTGTCTCTAAGAAAATCAGGGTTTTCTTTCATTATTTCTATAGCGCTTTTAATAGCTCCATTTTCCCCAAAAAAAGCCTCATGATAAACTTCTGTTTTATTTATCAGTTCATATTTACTATAATCAAACTTAGATAAGCCACTTTGCTCTCTTTTTGGGTCTAAAATATTACTCCATCCTAATTTAAGTCCTGATTTATTTGTTAAAATTTCCATAGCAGAATGCTGTGCGTTTCCAATTACTGACTTATAAAGTGACGTCATGCTTAGTAACTTAGAATTTCTTAATCCTTCAGCAACCATCCAAAAAGCGCTTGTAATGGCGCCCGGATTTTCTTTTCTAATTTCTGCAAGCTTAGTCATGCTTTCTACTAACTTTCTAAATTCACCACCTTTTTCACTTGGTATATTTGCTAAAATCTCAAATGCTTTTTGATTAACTTCCGGCTCTAAACCTGTAGCTCTTAAAGCCCTTCCAGCTTCTGACCTAAACTGCATAAAAACTTCTAATGTTTTATTAAAAAATTCATTAAAAACAGGGTCTTGCATACGCTTTGGGTTTGAAAAAGCAAGCTCTACCATTGTTTTTGTTAAATCTGCTGTAGCTACGACATGCTCCGACCAATTTAAAGTATCACCTTTATCATTTAATATTCGACTGAAAATATCTGTTAAAACATCTTTTTTTCTAGAATTGCGACGTATTTCTTTTTCTGTTCTTCTATTTCTTATTTTTTCTACTTTATCGTACCCAAAATTGTCAATTATTTCTTTTAAGACTCTTACTTCATTTGCTTGATTATACTTAGGAAACATAGAATAAAGACTTACAGGACCGGCATATTGTAACTCATCTGGCGTTTTTCTTACAGGCTTTGGAGTGCCATCAGATTGCTTTGGTGTCATTAAAATTTGGTCTGATATTTGTTGAGCATTTTCTAGTTCAACAACTTTTTTTATATCGTCAAAATGTTTAGCAACATATTTTCTTATCTGTGGGTCTTTTAAATTTAAATCAGTTAAGTAATTAAGAAACTTTGACTTAGTTACTCTTGTGCCGTCAGTCATGCGTTTCCATAATTCTTTTACGTTTTCAATGATTTCCCTATCTAACATCTCATTCTTTTTTCCAGATGTTTTTTTAGGATTTAAAGAACCAACAGATGTTCTTCTTGCTAGTTTTTTAGCTGTATCCTGTGCTAGCTCAAGCGCAGTCATTTTGCTTCGCAACTCTCTTTTTGAGGTTTCTATTCTTTTTGTTCTTGCATCTATGCTTAGTTTTAATTTGCTTATATAATCTAGAGATACGCCCGTTTCTTTTACTAATTCAACAGACTGCTCTGGAGTTAGATTCTTTATTGGCTTATTAAATAAGTCTAAAGATTTATTTTCAATTTTATCTATTTCAGCAATTTGTTTATCTCGACCAAATGCTAATTCATTTATTTCATGTTCAAATCGCTGTATTTTTATTCTATCACTATAAGCGTTTTCCGGGTTGGGTATATCAGGAGCGCCTAAATCTTCTTTTTCTATTTTTCTAGTCCAACCTTTAGTTGTTTTTTCTAAAGGCTGGTCTTTTAATTTTTCAAATATTTTAGCGACAACTTTTCCGTCTGGTCTTTCTAAATATCTTATAACAATATTTGTACCAATATAATCTGATTGCTTTTCAGAAGCCCATCTATCAAATTCGTTTTTATTTTTAAATGTTTTTCCTCTTTCCCCTTTAATAGCCTGCTCTTTTTTCGCAGGCTTTAAATCTGAGGATTTCTGTACTTGTTCTAGTCCTGACTTTTTTGGTTTTCTTTTTGTTGATTTTTTTGAGGTTCCTTTTTTTATATTATGCTCAACTTTTAACTCATTGACAGTTTTTTGAGCTTCTTTAACATTTGGAGCGTATTGCGCTTCACCAATTTGATTTCCATCTTTATCAAGTTTTTGTATTGTGTGAACTTTGCTTTTTCTATCATAAAATCTTTTTACAGATACAACTTTTCCTTCTAAACCTAATTCTCCAGATTCTACTCCCTGACTTGGAACATCTCTATCTAAATTAACTTCTGTACTAGGCTTTTTATCTGCTTTTTCTTGGAGTATTTTTTCAACTTGCTTAGCATTATTCTGATAATCTTGTATTTCTTTTGGACTATTACCATACTCACCAGCTTCAATTTTGTCAGCTATTTCTTGTGCTAGCTCATTTCTTTTTTTAGCTTCCTTTGCTTTTTTGGTTCTTCTTTTTGATAAATTTATATCAACGCCGGTATTTTCTTTTTCTTTCTGAGTTCTAACTACTTTTGCTTCATTTTTTTCTATTTCTGTTTCAAGCTGTTCTGGTGTTTTTTTAAGGTCTTTTTTAGCTTTTTTTGTAAAACTATCAACAGATTCTTTTGTTTTTATGTTTAAAGGAAGCTCTAATTGTTCTGCTGTTTCAATAACAGCTTTGTCATAGGATTCTTTTACTTGCTCATTATATAAATCTAAACTTAATTGATTTGGGTCTTTTGACTTTTCAGCAAGATTTTTTTGAAAATTACTTTCAATTTTTTCAGCAACTTGTTCTTTTGTTATTGAATTAAGTTTTTTAGGAAATTCTCTTCCAACTCCATGTATAAGTCTCATTGACAAAATCATTCCTGCGCTATGAGCGTAAGTTTTAGGGTCTGACAGTCTTTCTAATAATGGTATGTCTGAATCAGCTTGTGCTTCTCCAGAAATAGCAAATCCACCCACTTCACCTAAAAATTCTCCGACAGTCCCACCATATTTACCAAGACTTGAAAATGTTTTTCCAAATATTCCAGCTCCTACACCTCCGCTAAATCCCGTTATTGCACCAACTCTAAATGATTTAAAAACAGCAGATGAATCAAAATCGCTAACTCCAGCATTATTTAGTTGATTAAAAAATTCATTTGCGCCAGAATGTCCACCTACTCCCATTGACATACTTGCTGATTTATTTAAATACCCCACTACTGACTTTTGAGCTATTTCCATAGCCTTTTCTGGAGCAACTCCGGTTGCTGCAATCCTACCTGCTGACCTTGTAACTAATGGCTGAACTAATTTTGCACCCAACCTTGATAAACCCGAAAAAGTAACCGCATCTACAGGCATTAAAAATGCTAGCACATCTGATGCTAGTCCATAAGCAAAATTTGGGTTAGCATCCAACATAGCCATTTCTGTTTGAATATCTGATGTAACGCCAAACATTTTTCCAGTTAAACTTTTTTCCATAGCCAATGGAAGAACCATTGATAATTGATTCTCTTCATAGAATTTTTTTCTATCTAAAAGGCTTTTTTCTGGAGGAGGAAAAGCTGAAACTTCAGACATATCTTCTACAACAGGAGATGTTTGTTCCATGTTAAATGTATCAATGGGTCCTTGAAAATTTACACCTTTAACTTCTTTTCCTATACTAGCAAATGTTGTAGCGGGTTGAGCAGTTACAGTTCGAGCCGATTCCTGAAGCCAATCTGGAACAATTTTATTATTTTCATTTTGAGGCGTGTAGTTAACATTAATAGCATTAGGGTTTCCAGCAGATTCAGCCATTAAAACTTGTTTTGCAATTTTTGGATTATCAAAAGATTTGTTAATAGCATCAATTTCAAAAGGCTGTAATCCAATACCAATTAAATCTTCATCAGTAATATTTTCAAATTGCTTATGGTTTCCTTTATTAAAAGCAACCCAATTATTCATTCCTAAAGGACTTTTAGAAATTTCCCCTGCTAATTGTATTTGCTCTAAAGTGCTTAAATCATTTACAGTTTTTCCAAACATAGCCATAGAGTCTGGATTCCATTGCTTTTCATTTATTTGAAATAATCCATAATCCGTACTATGAATTAACTGCTCTGATTCATAGTTCTCATCAGCAACTTTTCTAACCATAGGCTCAACTTCATTAGGGTTTTTTAATGCGTGGTCAAGCATTTGACTTGCATCACCCTCGATTGTAGTTATTGCTGTAGATGTATTTGTTGTTGTGTCAGCTAAATCCGCAACTGTTGGTTCTGGTTGAGTAGCATATTCAGATGAAAAAATATCCCCCCAATCACTAGATTCATTTTTAGGTTCTAGTTCTGGAGTACTAGTGCTGTCTCCATATTCAGATGAAAAAATATCTCCCCAGTCGTTATTTTGAGACATCTCTCATACTTTCTAATAAACCGCCAAATTCATCAAATCCTCTATATCTATTTTTATGAATCCAAAATGGGAGTTCTGATTTTCCTTTTGAAATAGCAATTTCATTCATTCTTTCAACCTCGTTAAATATTTCAGAAGAATTCATTTTTTTTATTTTTTCTATTTGTTCTTTAGGTATTTTTGCACCACTTTTTCTAATTTGATTTATATAGTCAGTTTTTAATTGCTCAAAATCTTCGTTTAAATAAACAGTTTTATTCATATTGTAAGCTTTAAATGTTTTTTGCAGCGCTCTTTTTTCTCTTTTTCTAGCATTATAGTCTTTTTCTTTATTTTTTGGGTCTACAAAAGACATATCACTTCCTAGTTCTTTATATATTTTACTATTTGCTTTTACAAGCTGTCTAGCTTCTGCTAAACTACCAGATTTTCTATTGCTAACATCTCTAGTTTCTTCTTTATTTATTTCGCTTTTCCAAGTTTTCCATTCGTCTTCGGTATCAATTAATGGAAGGTTTTTTTCAAAAAGACTCAAATTTAAACCCGGGTTTCTTCCTCTCATGCTTTCTAAGTAACCCATTCCCATTTCTTGATAGTTAATTGGGACATCTGGAGCTTTAGTAGGCTTTCCATAAGCTTCTTGACTTGTTCCGTGAATCACTTGCTTTGTTTTTTCATCATAAAATTTTGTTTCTGCTTTCTTTGGAGCTTCATATACAATTTCAGTTCTACCATCTTGATATACGTTTACTAGGTTACCCCCTACGGCTCGTAATTGCGGTTTATTCGCCTTTTCGGCAGCTTTGTAGTACTTCTCTCGTTCATCTGATTTATGCGTTAAATAAGTGCCTAAAAGGTCAGTGAGGACGTTTGCGTTAAATGTTGGGTCTCTGTATGCCATTGTTGACTCCTATACTCTTAATTTTTCTAAATCTAACTGCCTTATTAAATCATCTAAAGCATATTCTGTATCTTGTTCTTGCCTACCCAAGTTTAGTAATTGCATATCTAATTTGTATTTAGATGAATCCTGCAAGGCTTCTTTTGTTCTTTCTGCTGTATCATCAAATACAGTTGCTAAATTTGTTTTTCCTTTTTTTGCTTCAGATTCGGTATCTATAGAGTATGAGTCTTTTAAAAACTCGGTTAAAGCAGTTTCTTCTGTCATGTCTTTTGTGGTAGCAAAAAATTCACCAAGCTCATCTCTACGACCTTCTATTTTATCTTTTTGTTCATCAAGAAAACTTCTAGTCTTGCCAGCTATTTGAGAACCTTTTGTTTCCCCAAAGATTCCCCATTTACCAGAAGCGGGATGCCATTTAGACCCATGTTTAGCCCACTTAGAACCATAGCCCAGTCTATTTAATGCCCATCTTCCGCTTTTACTTATAAATCCCATAATACACTCCTATGCGTTATATTTACTTCTACTAAATCCACCACCAAGAAACTTTAATATTGCACCTAATGGCGCTGTTACTGGAGCTGTTGGTGGAGCCATTTTTGCTGTTGCTAGCAAAGCTGAACCTGCTGAATCCGCAGCTGTTGCAGGAGTAAGACCTTTTGTACCTAAGTCTTTTAGTGAAGAACCAACTCCTAAAGCTGCGCCGGCTGTACCTAAAGTTTCTTTGCTAGACTCTAAAATTTTACCTGCTGTGCTAGTAGCTCCAGTAGCTGCCCCAGTAGCTGTGCTAGCAGAGCCAGTAGCTGAAGATGGTGTAACAACCACCTCTTCCAACATTTGCGGATTATTTCTTGTTAAAAATTCAAGATTTTCCGGCTTATTATATCCAATTATGGGACTTTCTGGTAATTCCCCATACTTACTAATGTGGTCTATTTTTATTTCTTGCAAGGTCTTAGGAGCTTTTACGCCTTCCATTATTTCTTTTGTGCTATACCTCGGCTTTGCTTGATTGCCAATCATATTTTCAATTTCAGCATCAGCATCAAACTCTGGAACATTTACATCTTCAGGTATGAATTCTTCTTCCGAAATTCCAGTATAGGGAGCAATTTTATTTTTTAATGCTTGCTCTGTTAAATGCCTATCTTTAGCAAAACCAAATATTTCTTTAAAATTAATTCCCGGGACATTTTTATTCATAATCATTTCTGTTCCCTGCCTCATATACTCAGCGGAGGCTTTATCATTAAGCAAAAAATCTTTAAATGATAATTCAGGGTTTGCTCTTTTAGCCAGTAAATAATCTTTTCTTGTCTTAATTCCTTTTAGACCAGTTTTTCCAGCACTTCTAAGGTTTTCTGCGTTTGCCCTGTCTTCTGCTTGAGCTTGCCTCATCCTTTCACGAAGTAATTGTATTAAATTTCTTGTTTCTGCCGATATTTGCTTAGTGCTTCCGGGCATATTTAATAATTCATTTACTGTTGCCATATTATACTCCTAATTATGAAAAATCATTTCCACTTTGTATTCGCTGAGCAGATGCTTTAACAGTTGCTTCTGCTCCGCTATTATTTGTCCATCTGATACCTTGAGTACTTCCGGGTCCTAAAGTAATTTGTCCAATACTACTATAACCTCCACTACCATCTTGAAATTTTTGTACAAGATAACCAATATCTTCTGGGTCATGTCTTTGTCCTCCATTTTTAAAACAATAACCAACATTTAATCCATCTTGACTATTTACTTTAAAATTTACAGTTACTAACCAAACTGTTCCATCAGTATCATCTTGATTGGAGCTACTTACTATTTCTAAATAACCACTGTTAGCAACAGTTCCTTCAGCTTTATAAGTAAAATTTCTCATTAATTTAGAAGTTTCTATTGCTTGAAAATCTACATGGACACCAGTTGCACTGCCATTTGTATTAGTTCCTATATCTGTGACTATAGCATTTCCGACTGGTCTATATAAAGATGAAGTTTCAAATACTCCATCTATTATTGTTCTTAAGGGAGAACTTCCATCAGGGGTTATATCATCTGTTCCTCCACCTATTTGAAGATTGCCTGTAGCTCTTAAAAGCATGCCTGTTACAACGCCACTACCAACTGAAGGCTGTGTATTTCCTGCCCTTAATCTTATTTGATTTGAGCTAGCTATATCTACTCCGTAATCAGCGCTTTTTGTAGCTACATTATTACATTCTATAAGTATTTTATTAAAACAAGCAGAATTACTTGCATTTGTTCCAGAATCTGTCTTTAAATGTACTCCCGTAAAAGATGAATTATGACTATTTGTATTTTGAACCAATACTGTATTAGCAGCTGAACCAGTTGCTTGAGTTGTTATATCCGCTGAACCAGTTACAGTTACATTTCCTGCATGAGTTCCAGCATATCCCCTTGAAGTGTCTACAGTAACATTGTTAGCGTCAATATCTAAATCTCCTGTAGGAGTAATATCTATATCATTCGCAGATGTTAAGGTAATTTTATTAGCTCCAGTTGTGGTAAGATTTATAGGATTTGCTCCACTAACTGCAAAAGCACCATCAGCAGTATTTATTGATGTCTGGTCTAAGGTAGTCGCCCCATCTACATCTAAAGTTCCTACATTTGTAATATTATTCCCTCCAAATGATTGATTTCCCGTAAAATCTCTTGAGCCATTTTTTTTAATAAAATCTTCAGTTTGATTATTAACCAACCCAACTGTTAAAGTTTTTACGGCTTCTTTTGAAGAAGTTTTTTCTTTATCAAATAAACTATCTGTAGATGCCATCTTTTTCCACTCATTACCTTCTTTAACGTACTGGTTAACACTCCTGCCAACCCGTCTATAAATAACATCACCATTTTGACCTTCGTATTTGTTTGGAACTCCATTTAATACAGTTGGTTTGCTTCTTTGTATATTTTTTCTAGAATTACTCATCGTGGACTTTTTACTCTATATACTATAGAAATATCATTTATTTGAAAGTCATACTTTTTTGTCGTGCTAGCATCAACAAAAAGAGACAACTGCATTGAATAAATGTTGTTTTTTATTGCAGTAGAATTTGGCTTCAAAATACAAACAGAATACTGATTAGCCGTATCGGGAGGAGATATTTCAGCAATAGAACCATCTAAAACTCCTTTTTCTACTATATCAAAGTTTTGAGCAGTTGAAGTGTCACCATTAACATAATACTGAGCCTGTATATTTGTAGCGTCTGAATTGCTACTTGTTTTATAAGTAATATATACTTTATAAAGTCTTTTTCTAATGCTGGGATTTCCAAAATCAATATCTTTTGTTTTTAAAGAAAAAACGGTTGTGTTATTACTTGAGTCTGGGACAGGTAGCCATTCAAATAATTTTATATACCCACCAGACTCTGTTGGTATATATAATTTATCTTTATAAGTAATCGGAGCAAGCCTATTTGCTGCTTGCAAACTGTCTGGTGCATATATCCAAGCATCTTGTCTAAAGTCATAAACATAAGTATTATTATCAGATGCTCCATTTGAATTATATCCTACTTTAGGAATAACAATTAATTGTCTATTTATAGGGTCAAACCCCAATGCACTTTTAGCAGTATTACTAGATTTAATAGCATCCCAATGCGTTGAAGAAAGCCTAAATATGCCGTTCTTCTCTACTAAATTTCTAATTTCTTTTCCATTATATAAATAAATTCCATTATGAGAAATCCAAACTACCCCACTATCTATTTTGAGAACAGCATAACTACTGTGCGTACCTAAATAGTTGTGTGTAGATTCTAAATATTCTAATTCATTTGAAACATTTATAATATTAAGTGTTTTATTTTTAAACTCTAAAAGCATATCTCCAAATGAAGATAGAGCCTTAATTTCTTCTCCGTCATTTACAGCTGATTCAATCTTTGACTTTTCTCTAAATAAATCAAATCTATTTGGGTCAGATTTAAATATAGCATCAGGATATGTAACACTATCTCCATCTATGTCAGTTACCTTAACATTTCCGATATATGCCCTCCTATTTAAAACTACAGCTGTTTTCCACATAACAGAGCGAAGAGGCTGATTGAACTCATCATAACCCCTTTGAAATGATGGTGGCGAATCAAATCTGTACCCTAAATGCTGTTTCCCCGGATTCATATATGCGTAATTAGCCATTATGTAATCTTTCTATAATATATTGTGGATACGCTATCTAATCCTTTTGTTAAATGCTTTGGAGAATTAATTTCAAAAAATTCAATATTAAACTTTCCATTTCTAATATTATATCTAGTGGTTTTACTTTTTTTCTTACTTAAATAACTTTCAATGTCTTCTATTAAATTGCAATCAATCATTTTTCCATCAGTTTCTTTTTTTGGGCAATTATTAAGAAGCTTTGACCACATATTTATATCTTTTTGCTTCGGATGGATAACAACATCATAATCATTAAAGCTATCTTCCCCCCTTACAGAGCTACCAACTAAATAAAAATCTGCTTTATCTGAATTATTTCTGCTATATTTATATATATTTTCCATAATTAACTCGGTAAATCAATGTCGTCTGCTTGCTCTTGGTAGATACCTTCTATATCGGCAGCTGTTAATGAACCAGCGCTAAAGGTAATATTTACTTTTGCAGATTCTTTTACAACATTTAACTCCTCATCTAAAACCTGACAATATATTTCCCTTGTTCCCTGAGAGGGGTTTTTAATTGAAACCGCAAAAGTTTGAGATGAGGTATGCCCAAATTGCCCGGCACTTGTTCCGGCGGGGACTTCAAAATAAACTGGATTTTGCAAAAACCCAAAAACTCTTAAAAACCCACTTCTATCACTATCTATAATACTAGCATTTAAATTATAAGTAACAGTAACAGAAGAATCTACATATTGCTCAAGACTTTGACCGCCTGTCATTGCAATACTCAAAGTTCCAGCCCAAATTCCTTTTGCACCATCTGTACTTTCATTATATATTCCCCAAAAATGAGGCTTTCCTTTTATTAAGTCAAATTCTTTTAATAAAAGCCAACTGTCTCGACCATGTTTTCTAAAATAGATATTTACACCAATAACTCTCTTATCTCCAAGTAAAGAAGCCGCATTATTACCATCTGAAGCGCTATTTCCCTTGCAAACATACAACTGAAAAGCAAGTTTTTCCTTATAAGCTTGAACCATACCGGGAATTTCTGTTATTGGACCTTCTTGCTCCCCTAAATATACAGGCGTTGCTCCAAATTCAAATGAACCTGTCCAGTCTCCTCTTCCTTGACTATATTTCATATACCCCAAAACAATTTTTGAAGTAGTGTTTGCAATAGAGGTGCTATCCGGGTTTGCGGATGCCATATCATCTAATGCAAGCGTAATCCCAAGACCCTCATCTTGACTTGTATCAAATGGCAATAAATCTTGAACAACCCTAACCCACTCTGCTCGTTTTTGCTGAAAGTCATCATTGTCAGTATTCCAAAACAAATCTTGATTTATATATCCAAACCACAAACTAGGATTACTTCCCAAAAAAGCATCTGAAATTCTTAAATGCCCATTTGCATCATAAAAAACATTCGCATCTTGACTTGCTGTCGAATCTATGACCTGCTTGTCTGATGCACTATCATCCCTCCTAATATCAATTTTACCATTGCTAGTAGAAGTTAAAACGTATACGTCTGAGCCAGCTAAGTATCCATTTAAAAGTGTATAATCGACACTATAAACATAAGTGCCAAACCCTTCGTCGCTAGTATGAATATTAGCACTATTTGTCATTGATAAATAAGCTGCGCTTGCTTTTTCTCCTTCAATAAACTGAAGCTTTCCGGGTTGATTAAGTTGCACTCCTTGTATTTCAGCAAATTCATTTATTTCAATGTCCCTAGGGTCAGAATTATCATTTAATCCGCCAGAAAAATCATTTATAACTAATGTTTGTTTAGGCATCTTGTCTTGTTGGCATAAATGGAGCTAATGCATCTTGATATTTTTGTTCTAATTCTGCCCATTGTGCGCGATGAAGAGCTACTATTTCTGAATCTTCATCTTCGTTGTAAAATGTTATTTGTCTTTGTTTTAATATTGCTGAAGCTCCAAGAACTAAAACTTGTTCTAGCTCATTTGGAAATTTTGCAACAGAAGAAGCATTGTGTTCTATCGAAGGAGTTTCCATAGTGTAATACCTAGAAGGATAGTCTGATGTGGGAGCTGGATATACATATACATCATTATCGTTAAATGTCCAATTTGGAGATTTTTCATCAGCAAAATATATGCTTTCTGGATTTTGAATTTTTCCACCTAAATCTGGATTTATATAAACACATGAAATATAAAAAGTATCAGAATTTTTTCTATCCACCATTAAAACTCTAGAGTTTTCTAGGTTAGTTGCAATAGGATTAGATGTTATGTTTGAAGATTTTGTTGCAAACTGAATAAGCATTTCTGGTCTAACTTTATTAATTATGTCACTCGCAGTATCTTGTAAGGCGTCCTGAATTGCCTGTTGATTTGCAGCAGTATCATCAGAACCTAAACTTGCCGTTGCTCCAATAATGTCTTCTATTCTAGTTTCAAAAGTAGCCATTAGTCATCAGCTCCGGTTAAATTTCCTATTGAACCATTTCTAGTAGTAACAAAAGACTGCATTGGGTTTGGAACCATGTGAGGCATTGGCTCTTTTGCTCTAGATGTTTCAATATATTCTTGTTCAATTTTTTTTGCTAACCCCATATGCCCGCTACCAACTTGAAGATTTCCTCCAAGATTTAAAAAATGACCCAATGTTTGATGAATTGCTGCCGGAATTAATTGGTCCGGTAAATCAATTCTACTAACTATACTTGACTTTTCTTTAGGCTTAGAATAATAATAAACCTTTAAAGTACTCCCACTATCAGGATTTTTTGTTAAATAAATTTTATTATTATCTTTTTGCCAAATACCAGAGCTACTATAGGCTGTTGTTCCAGAATTAGATGCTACAGCAACAGTAAAACTGTTATCATCTACTTTTGTAATTAGTAATCTTTTGCCATTTAAATAAGATACTTTGGTCGAAGTAATGTAATGCCCTTGTATTTCGCTAAAAATAACATAGTCTCCTGTTTCTAATCCGTGGCTACTCGATGTTATCGCAGTTGGACTCTCGGAGGTCACAGCGGTTATAGCACCGTCAGATATATCTGTTTTTAAATAAAATCCTATTTGAGAAACATCATCATCTTCAACATTTGATATTATCGCAGATTCATCTACAAAAGGAACATCTTTTTGGTCTAATTCGACTTTATAAACTTGTCCGGAATAATCACTATTAGTAAATAAATATTCTTTTCCATTTGTGGCAAAGGACTCTAAACCTTTTTTCCTTGCTGAGCGCATTGCTAACTCATTAACAGCTTGGTCAAAATATATCTCTTTTAAATTATTTGAAATTGGAATTTCAATCCCTCCTGATATAACTCCAGTATCTATAAGTTCATAAGCCTCTTGGTATCTCATTATTTTTTCCTTTTACGATTATATTTTTTTCTAACGCGAGACTTTTTTGACAATGTCTTAACTAATCTTGAAGAGCCGTCAGAAAACTTTGTAGCTCCGGTTCCGTATGTTGTTTTACTCATAATTCTCTTTCTTATACTTGGGAGCGGTTGCCCGCCCCCAAGCGATTAGATTACTGATTAAACCAGCTTAAGAACTGCGTGTGTTTGCTCATTTCTAAGCTCAACACCTAATTCCATTAGCCATTCGTCAGTTTGACCATCACGACCATCTTTAACGATGTCTTTACGAAGTTGCATATCGCGACCAGCCAAAGGACGAATTGCGAAATTCGCCGGGTCAATCGCTATTGCATAATCTTCATAAGCACCCTTTAAGAAAGGATGAGCAACAAATTCAAGCTCACCAACAGGACCGATATACTTACGAACCCGTAAACCAGAAGATGTTTTTTCACCTGTATCGTAAAATCCAGTATCTTGCAATCTAGTTGCAGAAGCCAAATGCACAAGCCACTTATTAGAAGCAAATACAGTTTTCTTCATTGAACCAGACACCATGTCTGAGAATATATATTCACAAACACCATCAAGAAGATTTAATGGATTTGTTCCATCATAATCCCACTGTAGGTTTGTATTGTCAGCACCATTTAGGGAAACAATAGAACCAGCAGAACCACCAACACCAATGCCTTGAAAAGTCCTTTTTGGATTTTCTGAGCTAGCATCTAAAGAGATTGCGCCATTTGTTAAAATAGCCCACTCAATATCTGCTTTGATTTTGGCTAGCTTTCTAGCTTGCAGGCGAGACATCTCTGAGCCACCATAATGCTTAGAAGCTTTAGCTGTACCAGTGATAGTGTAAGGCTCACGAAAAATCTGAGTACAGTTTTTCAACCTACGAACTTTCTTGCTGGTTTCAGCACCAACTGCTGCGCCTTCAGCGTAAACACCGGGTCCACCTTCTAACTTGAACTCTTTGTCATCAACAAATGCAGTTTCAGCTTGAAAAAGACCATTTGAACCTTTATAAGCACCGCCATCATACTGTCCAGCAGTACCTACATGGGTAAATGTAGTGACATCACTGCCATTCACTCCAAAAAGGTCTGACCCATCATCGCATTGCTCAACTTGATAAACAGTAGCATCAGTAGATTTAACATGGCAACCAATAAATTGAACCATTCTATCTGAAGCGTTTGCACTATTTACACCTTTACCAATAGCTACTGCAATAACATGGTCTACGTGAGTTTGTATTGTTCCATGTGATTGAGAAACCGAATAAAGTCCACCGACTTCAAAAAGCTCCATATCAGCTTGCTTGTCAAATCTGACAATCGTGTTATGTCCATTAATACCACCTGTGGTTGTATCACCAAGGTCAGCGCTAGCTGCAATATCGCCAGCTGTTGCTGTAACCATTGATTTTTTAACGGACTTTTTAATCATGTACTCGTCTTCCATCCACTCAAAAATAGGGACTGGAGTCATCATTGACTTCATTCCGAACAGAGAGAAAATGGGAGTAACATTTGGATTGTAATAGTGGATTTTCTCCCCAAGCTCTAAGACCTGTCTTTGAGACGCGTCTGTAAACTGTAGGGCAGTTCCAGTACCATAATTTGTAGCCATTTTGCTACCTCCTATTATGTTACAATAATGTTACAACCCGAATAAAAAAAGGGGGGCTATAACACTATGTATTAGTATTATTAAATTCCATAATCCCTTTCCAAAAATCGTCTAAAGCTTTTTCTTCTGGCTCTGCGACGGCAGGTGCGCTACCGCTAACTGATGCAGCACTATTCTGCTTGTTCTTTACCTTAGGAGCTGGCTCTTTCGGAGTTTCCGGTTGAGAATTATGCCCATTAGATAAAGTTTTCCAGACGTTTACCAAGTTCTCCTGAGTTACATTATTTGGGTCAGCCATAAATTGTCTATAATCAACAATTTCTGTATCGCTTAACCCCATTTTCTGCAATTCTGCGGTTTCAGCGTCAAATGCCTGAGACTCACTTAGCTCTGACTTTAACTTTTCCACCTCTTGCATGGCTTGAACAGCTCCTTGACGAATAAGCCATTCGTCTTGCTGCTTGCGCCATTGTGCGGAGCTAGAGTTATCAATGCTTTCATCGAGAATATCATAATCTTCTGGCTTAGTCGGCGGAGAATTTAAATCCTGTTGCTTTTCCTGTACTGTTTCTGTGAGTTTTTGAACTACATCAGGATTTTTAGCAAGGTATTCATCTAACTGTGCTAGCTTATCAAACTTTTGTTTTTGAGAATCCCATTCGTTTCTATCCTTATCGGACTTTGACTGTAGGGATTTATAAGCGTCTGCAAGTTTTTGAACACCTTCCTCATCATTCTTAAACTTATTCTCAATTAACCATTGCTCAATCTGTGATTGCGTTTCCGGTTCTTTATCTACTTTCTCATCAGATGTAGTTTCTTGAACTTCTTCTGCTTTCTCCTCTTTTGCAGTTTCTACCGCTTCTTCTTGAGGTTCTTCAACTTCTTGAGAAGAGCCTGAGTTGAATTCATCTAATTCAGCCATAAGGTTATCTTCATTCATTTCTTCTACCTGATTATTCTGGTCTTCTTTTGTCATTACGATGCTCCTTTAAAGTTATCCGCTATGCTTGCGAAGCTTTGGTTTCTGAGTTAACCGCTTGTTTTAAGCTAGACAAATCCTCGCTGACCATGCGGGTTTTGTCTCTCTGTCGTGCTTGTTCCAGTTTTGCGCTTGATTTGATGTTGCTGACCGCTTCCGAAACCGGTTTCGTAGCTTCACTAATTTCAGCACGCATATTAGCATGGAACACTTCACGCTCTCGAGTCTGCAAGTCGCCTTGCATTCTCTTAAGTTCTTCCTGCGCTTGTTGTAATTGCGCTTGTAAATTTGCTATTTCTCCCATTCTTTGCATTAAAGACGCCTTATCTATGTCGCCTTTCATATTCATAATAACTTGCGTTTTATCATAAATACCCGCATTTAAGAGAGTTAAATCTTTTTGTAGTTCTGCCATAGGGGACTTAGACCTAGTAGAACCAACAACAACCCTTACATCAAATTGAGCTGTTTGCATATCATATAATCTTTTTACTGCTCCGGTTTTATCATCAATAACTGGAATATTTAACTGTACTTCACTTTCATCTCCAACTGGACTTACAATTCTTAATGTTCTTTGTTGGTCATAAACGCTAGGCATCCACTCAACAATAACTTTTGCTGAACGAGTTAACATATCGTATATAGGCAATATTTTCCAGTTTTGTTTTCTAGAACTTGATTCATCCATTATTTGAGCTTCCCCTACAGTACCCGGTGCGCCTTGAGAGTTACCTTGGAGGAATTTATATGCGCCAAAAACTGTTTCTATATCAATTTCATATCTTGATTTTTCAGTATATAACTGCGAAGAAACAGCTGGCGGGGCGAATTCTTTTATTTTCCCAGAGGCAAGCGCACCGGGATTTGCTCTTATGATAGCGTTAGGGATGTGCCATTTTTGAATTTCACTAGCATCAATCGCTCCATCTTCATAGAGGAGCTTAAAGTTTGTAGTAGCATTGGTATGTGATATAATTAATGCTTCAGTTCTGTTTAACATTCTCTGAGGTGTTTTAGCGTGACGAACATCTCCACTTGGAAATGGATTACCAGCATGCTCATTACAAGCAACTGCTATTGGATATTCCGAAATAGGAAGTATTTCATCGTATAAAACTGTATCACCGACAACAAAGACTTCTCTTACTTTTGTTTGGTAAGCTAATTGCTCTGTAATAATTCCTTTTTCAAGAAAATCCTCATATTGCTCATCTTTAATTAATTCTTTGTACTCTTCTTTGGTATATAATTGGTTTTTTCCAGTATTTTGGTCAAGAATAAGTGCATGCGGAACATTTACTTTTGTAAAATAACAATATTTACGAACTCTTTCTTGATGGTCTAAAGCCATATCTCCAGAAGTCTCAATGTGGTCTCTAGAATATTTGCCTGAAGATTTTTCATTTCTATCATCATCATCTTTAGCTTTTTCTATTTCCTTAGCATAGTTTGGAAATAAAATTTTTAAATGTTCTTTTGTATGAATATCGGAATAAATAATTGCGCTAGCATCAGAAAAATCAGGCATTGAGCAATTTGGGTCAACAAAAATTGACTCTGGAGGCATTCTCTTAGCTTTAATACTTCCAAGACCGCCATCTGCTTGCCAATCTGGGTAGATATACATACAAGCTATTCCTTTAACAATAAAATCCTTACACGCTTGACGAAAATGAACATCTCCATCAGAATCATACCAAATTTTATCTAACAGTTGGTCAAAAACATAGGCAACATCATTATCTGTTTTTCCTACAGAATGAACATCCCACTCCGGAGCGGACGCTGCAATGTTAGCCAATACTTGCTCAACGGCAGGGCGTATTTTATTGTTAGCTTCGGGGGGTTGACCCACGCTGAGCAAGTAGTTCTTTTGAGATTTAGTCAACTGAGAACCGAGATAAAATTCATGGTCTTCAGCCATTTGGTAGCGGTACTCGCTAGAACTACTTTCAAAAAGTAGATAATCAGAACGAACTTCCTCCGCAGTAATTTCTTTCGTGTCTAGCTTAGCTAAGTTTAACATATGTATGAGCTTATGTTACAAAAATGTTACAGTATTATCAAAATTTTTTGTTTAATAAAATTAATGTGCTAATTGGAGCTAAGATTATATCGCTTGTATTATCATCTCCGCCTTTTACTATGCTTGCTAACTCGTTTAAATACAAATACTTAACTGCTTTTCTTAACTTATCTACCTTAAATAACATTGAAAATTTAATATCTCCATCTATGGTGAAATTGTGAATCCACCATTTAGCTTCTGTTGTTGATATTCCACTAGGCTTACCTCGGGAGCGTATTTCAATAGCCATATTGCCAGTATCTGCCCAAATATCTCTTTCTGTTTTAACCTCAATAGAACCATCTCCCTCAAACAATTCTTTTATTTTTTTTTCATAAATTTGACCAAAGTCTAGGTCAATGTCAAAATTGCCCATTACGCCTCAATAAAATCAGACGCAGTAAAGGTTTGCCCTGTTTCCCAATCCACTTCCATAACTGGTAATGGAGCCATCCACTCACCATGCTCATTTTGTTCTACATCAGGCGCCCAAATATCATCAATAGCCCAACGTAAAGCATCTAGGGTATCTTTTTTAAACGTACCATGTTCTTTAAAGTTCAATAATTCTGTCTCTAATTCTTCATGGTCTTCTTTTAAAAATACTGAATGAGACGCAAAATGAGGTTGCATCTGTTTAATTCTGTAATACTTGGTCTTGATTGCTTGTCTGGTGTTAATATTATAAAACCTACCTGTAAGCTTAGAATGTCTTCTTACATAATCTGCTAGCATGACATGTCCTGTTTCCTCAATTTTAATATCTTTTGGATTATATCTATCTGCTAGCTCAAAAATTCTGTCAGCACCATCCATAGGAGCTACTTGTCCTCGAAAATAATCTAGAACATAAATATTATATTCTTTATCTACTGCGATAACCATAATTACAGTATAATCGGCTTTTACATTCTCACTTGATGCAGGGTCAACTCCTAAAAAGATATTTACAGGTAGCTTTGCCCTTCTGCCCTCGTCTGTTCTTAAAATAAAACTTTGCTTATCTTCATAGATATATTTTCCTTCCCAATAGCGCATATCTTTTTCTTTAAAGATTCTAAAGCTATCATCTACAGGAATATTTTGATATTCTTGATAAAAATAAGCTATATCGCCTTCAGACTTTAATCTTTCTTTTTCTGCAATTAACCATTTATAAGGTCTTCTATCTTCCCATAAAACCTTTACTTTTCCATTTTTATCTTTAAATTCATTTCCTGTTGTTCCAAATTTACCTTTAGGCATATCCTGTGGAATTGCTTGAAAGAATAAAGACTTCCAACCCTTGACCTTATAATTACCATCTTTATCATAAGCTAGTGGACCGGCAATTCTATTTAAATATGCGTCCGTATCAACTATGGTGCCTATAAATACAAGTTTTGCATCCCCAGAACCCGGGATGACCGCAGCATTCAGCCAGCGCCGGAATTTATCGCGAGCTGTAGGGGTAGTACTATTCGACTCACCTTCTCCATCATCAATTATCGTCAATGTAGGACGATAAGCTCCATACTTTAATCCACGAACCTTTTGACCAGTACCACGAATTAAACATTTACACATAATACTCGGTTTACCACTATCATCAAACGCGCCAATAACTTCTTTTTCTTCTTTCCCCCAGATAGAGCCTTTTCTATCTCCAAAAAAATATTGAATCTTAGGGTTAAACTCTATTTCATTACCAATCGCCTCTAAATTATACTTAGACTGCATCTCTGATTCTGAAATAAGTAATAAAAATTTCTCTTCGCCGAATAATATCCTATGTAAAGGGTAGATAAGATTGATAAATGTTGATTTTGCGTGGTCTCTTGGCGCTACTACGGCTAGCTTATCGCCTGACGCCATACCTATTAAGGTTTTTGCTATTTCGCGGTGAAAATCTGGAGATTTGGAACGCACATGATAATGCATTGAATTTTCTTCATCCCCAAATAATATTTCAGCAAACGTAAAAATGTCCAAATACATTGCTTGGAGCATTTCTACTTTTTGTTTTTCGGACAGCGCTTTTAATTTTTTTTCAACTTTCGCCATTCTGTCCCGTAAATGCTTCTATGTGTTTAATTTGTTCTTTATAAGAATCTATATCTTCTAGTAGTGTGAGTATAAATCTAGCAACATGACCATCAATCTCATAATAAACATTATTAATGTTCATTATAGCTAGTTCATTCACATTAATTTCATCACTTTGAGACTGAGGCTGACTTATGTACCCCGTTGTCTTTACTGTCTTGTTTCGCTCCATATGTGGTTTCCGCAATGGTTTTTCGTACAGAAGATAATTTTTTAATGTCGCCATCAGATAAAGCGAATACACCTTCAATTTGCTCTTCCTTCTTTTCTTTAGTAAGATGTCCTAGCATATCACTTACGCGGTTTAACGCATTTAATTTTGTTGCTGCGGGAGTATCTCCTTCTATTAAATCGCGATATTTATCAGCAACATAATCATCATCCATTCCTAGCGCGCTTAGTTTTTCTCTCATGTTCATTGATATATACTCCCTGATGTGTTTTCTTTTCAGAATTGTCAACCCACGACGTAAGGCTTGCTCTGGATTATTGTCTTTATAAACAGATTGATAAGCAAGAACAACGGATTCGGTGTCCCACATACCAAGCTTGTTTGTAATCCCGTGTAAAAATAAAAAATCAACGAATGTTTTTTGCTTTGCAGTCGGTCTAACATCTTTGATTAAATCGCCCACATAGCGGTTATCCAAATCCCAATCGTGCTGTTTTTGTGCATAATAATGTTTTTTATGGCAACCGCGCTCTCCATAGCCGGTTCTGATAAAAATATATGGTTTTTTTGTGTTAGCAAACTTTTTTGTCTTTTTCCCCGTGCATTGTATTACTTTTTTGTCCGCAGTTAGTATCCAATCGCCGATTTCGGCGTCTCTCCAGTTATCTACAGGGGTAATTCCACGCTTTTTCGCCTCTTTAGGAGAATATTGGTCAAATTCTTTACCCCTGCAAGTAACTTTCATTGGACTATCCCTGATAAGCCCCTTTTTCTTCTACTTTGTACGAAACATAGTCTTTTCCACCTTGAGAAGTCTTCTTCCATCCAGCAATCTTTACTTCTTTTCCGTTTATCTTACCTTGACCCGTGAAATCAGGTTGATTTTCACTCGTTTTGTTATCGTTGTCAAAAATAGAGAATGTGTTATCTTTTGGTTCAAATGGCATTTAACGCTCCTGTTTTTTTGTTAAAAAATAATTTCAAGCCCCGCTTTAAATATAACGCTAAGAATATAGTAGTTAAAAGAAAAAAATGGTTGAATTCGCAACCTAAGGTTTATAAACCTAAGGTTTATATATATTAGATTTATATATATACTTAATATATACTTCTACTTCTACTTCTATATGTATGGCAAGGCTATAGCTAAGCTATAGCAAAGCTATGGCAAGGCTATGTTTTAAAAATGGCTTGGCTATTTAAGTGTTGATATTGTTAGATATAAAAAGCTACTCCCTGACTACTCCCTAACTACTCCTTTGTGCAAATAAACACCAAATGAACACTTTTTTGCACACAATACACACTTTTATACGCACTTAAAAACTGTGCGAAAAATGGATGGGACGTACTTTACGTAAGCACACCCCCTTCCGTTCGCGTTCGGTCTCGGCGATTTTCGTTGAGTACGCGTTTCGCGTTCGGCTCCTCTTCGGTGGCGCGCAATCCTCTCTATATTGCCGGCTTTCAGTCTTATTTTTGCCTACGTTTGGACACTATAGCCGTCGGTTATACAAGTTTCGCTAGGTTTTGGCTAGTTTGTAGCGGTAAATTTGATGGTCGCCGACGGACAGAATCAGTCGGATTTAAAACCATAAATACACGCGAAGGGTGACACCTTACGCGTAGAAAGCGAGAGCAAAATGAGTATATATATAATAACACCCAACACCGACGACGTTGTCAACAAGAACGACAAGAACACCCAGTACACCCTAAAGGGTGTAACCAACGACGTTCCAACACCCGCGGAATTTAGCGCGTTGGATGCCTTTGCTGACCACTTCGAGACCGAGGAAGGGCAAATTGGAGACTACGCACGAGACCACGCGATGAAAACCGCACGGTCTGAGCGCGAAGAGGCTTGGCTCAATGCCGACGACGGATTGAAGGCATTACTCGACGAGAATGGGCAACTTCCACCGGACGCGTTCATTTAGCCCCAACGCGTTCTGATACACCGGCAAAGCCGGTCAAAGCCTAGAGCGGTTCTATCCCTTTGGGATAGCTAGGTTCGATTCCTAGCTAGGCTTCTATACCCTCGGCATAGACCGAGAAACCTAAGGATCAACCTAAGAAGGTTAGCTAGGGAGTAATACGAAGTATTACACCCAGCTAAGACAAAAAATTGTGCTAGAACACCCTATAACGACGGCATAGGACACCCTAGCAAGAACACCCAAAACCATAGCCGTCATAAATGGAGTAAACACCCTATGAAGAACAACATAGAAGCAGTAATAACACCCAACATTAAAAGTGATAACCCCTCGGATTATCTTTACAATGTCAAAGAGAAACACCCTGTTGTTTCTGTCGAGATTACAAATGGAGACTATACATGGCAAAGAAAGCTCGTCGGCTTTAGGACAGACATGGAGACTAGCATGGCGCTGAAAAATAAGCTTAATGTCGACCTATTAAGAGAGATAGCAAGGACTAATTGGGAGAACCATTACGACGAGGAAACAGACCATTATATGACCGATATGGAAAGTAGACTATTCATTGAGAAGTCAGAATGGAAAGAACTAGGATGGCAAAGCACTAGCTTTGAATTAGAAGATGCAGAAATTGAATTTGTCCTCGGTAAATGGTTTATTAACAACAGGGATTTAAAACAACTGATAGTTTTAGATACATGGACTAAAGACCGACCATTTTTAAAATGGGTATATAACTATTACCGAGGCTAGCATTTAAAAAAAAGCTTTAAATGCTAGAATAACCAATAACAAAACCATAGGAGAGAAACTATGAAAACAATAATCGAGAATATATTATTCAGATTACACCTTAATAAAACCTTAAAAAAGGTTTTTGGATATGGATTCTTCGCGTCTAAGGCGTGCGAACATGAAGAGCCGTTACACTTCCACCATGATGGATGCCCGGCTTGTGATATGAGAGATTACATGTGTAATAATTGTGGCGGTGGATTTAATCGACGAGAAATGAAATTCACAGAAGACTATGATGTCTGTAATAGTTGCTATGAACACGAACTAACATGTGATTGCGAAGGGAAAATTTGCAAGCTAGAATGTAATCATTGTGACTTGGATTATATCCAAACATCAATATATGGAGGTAAATAATGAGGGTATTTAATGAAATAATGGACTTTATCGAATGGCTATTTATTGAGCATAATACAAAAGGCTTAAAAATACTCATAGCGTGGATGGCATTAGGATTACTCTTCGCGTTGATAGAACTCTGGACGAGGAGCCTTTAATATTATTTCTAGCATAGGAATGTAAATGACTATGCTAGAAATAATAAAACAATACAACCAACAACCAAAACCGCCGAGAGAGTCGGCAAGGAGTATAAATGGGAGACTATAGCAGAAGTGAACTAAGGGCTATGAGACATAGCCGAATCAAAAAACTAGCGATAGCTAAATGTCGGCAGACTAGCCAAGCTAGTTCGTGGGTACAATCGTCAAAGCAAGACGAATTAATCGAGTTTTTAGTCGAGGGTAAAAAACCGAGTCAAACACCACCACCAACAATGCCGGAGACGACACCAACAAAAAACCCCTATGAAAACCCGAATCCAAGCCCGCAGCCGAGTGCTAGCGCAGGTAGTTTAGAAGATATGCTAGCCGACAAGGTAGCAGAGAGACTAGGGGATGACATCTTCAAGAAAACCGACGGAATAAGAGAGACATTTATTAAAGCTGTTGCCGAGGAAACAAAGAAAATGAAAACTCTAGTCGAAGATAAGATGAAGGACTTACAGAACCCGGTGTATGTGAAGATTAACGACGTCGAAGTTAAAAAGACCGATGGACTGAAACATAAGCAGTTTCCATTTGTGCTAGAATGCTTAAAGCATTTCAAGCGCGTGTGGCTATGTGGTCCGAGTGGTACTGGGAAGTCGTACCTTGTTGAACAATGTGCCGAAGCTTTAGGTTTTACGACTGAAACAAATAGCTACGAATATGTTAAGGGTTCTGCCGGAGTTACCGAATCACATTTAACGGGGAGAATGACTTTTGATGGTACATTTATAGATGGGATGGTATCTAGGGCATTTAGAGAGGGTTCGTTCCTAGCTTGTGATGAATTCGATGGATTCGATGCAAATGCCGGTCTAGTATTTAATAGTGTGCTTGACAATCAAGGAGTGTTATCGACTCCAAACAACAAAAACAATCCGGTGGCGAAGAAACACGACGACTTTCATATAGCAGTGGTGAGTAATACATGGGGAGATGGAAACGACTTTGAATTTGCCGGCAGAGGTCAAATTGACCTAGCAACCTTAGACAGACTGCAAGCAGTCAAAATTCATGTCGATTACGACAAGAATGTCGAAAGAGCGCTAGCCGGAGATTTTACCGACATGGCAAATGTATTATGGAGTCTCAGAGATAAATGCAACCAAGAGCATGTCAGACGTACTATAAGCACGAGATTGTTTATGGATGGTCAAACATGGAGACTAGCCGGAAAGTCAAACAAGCAGTTCCTTGATATAGTAACTACCGGATGGACGAAAGAGGAAATGAGTAAGGTTAATATTAAACAAATATTAAAGGAGAGTAAATAATGAGCAACAGATTCGATAGAATTTTAGAGCCTAAAATTATCAACGACAAATTCGAGGGTAAGCACGCTATTGTTCACATGACAGACATGCGAACTTTAATTGAGTGCATATATGAGAATGAATTGTTTACCGACGAGAGAAGTAAAAAATGGCAATATGGTAAACATATTGTCGGTAGAGAAAACCTAAAGCGCGCTCTGACCATAGGCAGAACATCTGACTCGATGATGAGATTGTACCAAAAACTTCGTGCTAGCATAGATACTAGAATCGACGTTTCTAAGTTCGTAGGCAAGGGGTTATCATGTAAACGAAAGCGTGTTCGCAGAGATGATGGAGACGATTTAAGTATGTCGAGATTAATGGGTGGCTCCGACCAATATTGGGAGACTACTATTCGGAAGTCTAAGCGTGCGAATGTGAGAATTGGTATGAATATGGCAATATCTCACGAACATAGAGAGCGTGATTTTGCAAGACTTGGAGCCACGCTAGCATGCATTTGTGATGTTATTACAAAGCTGGGATATGGTGTGGAAGTTATTGCCTATAACTTTGTTAGGTATAACGGAAAACATAAATGGAAACATTGGGGTATGTCAGTACCAATTAAGATGCCTAATGAGCCTATGGATATACACAGACTTATGACCGCCGGCTTACCCGGACTATTCAGAGATTATATGTTCGGCTTAATGGAGAAAAAATACAAGTTCGGCTATGGTCTTGGTCGCCAATGTGAAACTACAGATACATATAAGCGCGAATTAAATCTAATCCATGCGGTAGAGCAACGATTCTGTAAAACCGATGACGACACTATCGACGGACTAGAAAAAGCACTTCAAACAATAGCAAATCCACCGAAATGGATGAGTATTAATTAATTATTACTTGATACTTTAGTGAAAGTAATAATTAATTAAATAAACCAACAGGAGACAACATGAGTGTCAAAAAAACAGAAATTGAAACAAAATTTGGACTGCCAAAACAAGCGAAAGATAAAATCTTGAAAGATGCGCTTAGTAAGTGTGATGCAATCACAGATAAGCTAGCGTGTGAGGAAATAATGCGCTTTTGCCTAAACACACTACTAATGTCGGTCAGTAAAGTTTTAAGTGGTGTATCTAAAGAGGATTTCAGCCAAGAGCATCGAGTCCATTTAATCTCAACAATAGTTGCTGATGTTGAAACATTAATTATGCCGGTGGTATCTAGGCTACTAGATAAAGACCCGGAAAAAGGAACATTTGACGGCACTAGGCTAGCAAGAGAAACAAACACTATACGAGAAAATGAAACATTTCATGTAGAACACAAATCTACAGATGCCGGGCAAGAGATGCGAGTTAGCATAGGAACAGAAATGCCTAGAGAAGTAGCTGAATTCATGGAAAATTTTGACGAAAACACTATCGTCGGAAATTCTTAATCAAATAACCAACATAAAGGAGCATAAATATGCACATAAGTACAATTAAATTATCAGAAAAAGCTGAAATCCGAGTATCTAAAGATACTGTGAATGAAAAAACTTTTGGTCAAGTTCGCACATGGATAAGAAAAAAAGATAGCGACGAATTTATCCCAACAAGAAAAGGGATAGCGTTTGACCTTGCCTATACTGATGATATAGTAAAAGGTTTGTTGACTCTCGCTGATACTACGGAAGGTGCTAGTTCATAATTCCGTAGTGAACACATACCAAAATGGGGGCGGTTTATGGTTTTCCGCCCCCACAAACCATGAGAATTAACTTAGGAGAGCGAACATTATGAATGTAAAACAAAAACATAGTGAAATTTATATGACGACAGATTATTCGATGTTTTCTAGCATGAAACACAATCGAAATGTAAGTGAGGCGCATATTCATAGGCTTATGAAAAGCATGAGCGAAAAACAATACCCTGTACCTATAGTCGTCAATGAAAAGAATGAAATAGCTGATGGGCAAAACAGATTCGAGGCAATTAAAGCGCTTAATTTGCCTGTATATTATATGGTAATTCCCGGACTAACTATTGACGATGTTAAAAGACTTAACCGAGATAATAAGACATGGAACGAAATAGATTATGCTGAAAGTAACGCGTCTCAAGGTCGTTCTAGCTACAAACAATATTTGCTCTTCAGAAAGGAGTTCGGATTTGGACACATGATAACGCTCTCACTACTTGCAGACCACACAAGCGACCAAAAATTTGTAAATAAATTATTTTACGACGGAGCTTTGGAGGTAAAAGATTATGAGCTAGCACGAACTAATGCCAACAAACTTAGAGCGTGTAGGGAGTTTTATGATGGGTGGAAGATGCGCTCGTTTGTATATGCTATGCTGAAATTATTCAAGTCGCCGGAATACGACCATAAAAGATTTCTGAAAAAGCTAGCACTAAAACCTAGAGAATATATCCGAAACTTAAGGCTAATAAGAAATATTGTAGATGCTAATAGAGCCATCGAAGATATTTATAACTATAATACCACAAGCAATAAGAAAGTGAGGCTTTATTAGTGAAGAGAATAGAAGTTGGTACACTTGTTATATGTGATTTTTGCGGTCAAGAAAATGACTCAATGGGCGGTGTATTAATTGGGAGTAATGCGGTGTGCGGTGTATGTGTAGATAAAGACGGAAAAGATAAGCCGGATTACATATATGCAGATGAAGTTGATAAAATATTTGACAAGAAAAAAACATTTAAAGACAATGTTCTAGCATACCGAAAAGAAATGTCCGGCACAGAAAGAGGTTGGATAGAGATATGGGGCGAGGAAGAATTAAATTAAGGAAATAAAATGAGCGAAACAACAGATTGCATAGATAAAGAAAGTCAAATAGAAAGACTTGAGTACATCCAAGAAAAAACTAAATACAATGTGGTTTATTGTGGAAAGTGCGGAATCGCTTTAATTGTATTAACCGCGCATGAATTAGTTAAGTGTGATGAGTGTGGATTTTGGTCTGACCATTGCGACTTTCCGGACATAGTTTATTAATTATTACTTGATACTTTAGTGAAAGTAATAATTAATAAAAATAACAAAAAGGAAATAAACATCATGAGAACAGAAAAAGAAATAAGAGAAGTTCTTGCCGTTGAAAAAGAAACTTGGTCAGATGGTAATCAGACCGACATGGTTATTAAGGGGTGGATTGAGGCGCTTGAGTATGTTTTAGGTGGAGAAGAGTAATGAGCGAATATGGAAATTACCTTCGTGATAAAGATTATAAAAAAGTAGCCGAGTGGGTGGTTTATCAATCCGACGACCCCATAGGTGAAGTAGCGTACTTGCTAGAAAATTTAGACAAATTTGCAGTACTAGCGAATAAAGTAAACCGATTAATTAGCGTAGAATATGCCGATTTGCTAGAACAACTTAAAAACAACCAACAACAAAAGGAGAAATAACATGGGATTAGACATGTATTTAACAGAACAATTATATTATGGCGGTCAATGGCGCGATAGCGATTGGCACGAAGAAGGACACACCCTAATAGTAAAAGGCGGATTCGCAGAAAAACACGACCTTAAAAAAGAACAGATAAGCACGATAACAAGGAATCTAGCTGAATGGAGAAAAGCAAACTCTATACATGGATGGTTTATAAGAAATTGCGCTAACGGAGTAGATGATTGTAGTGATGTAGAAGTTACTCAAGAAAATATACAAGCACTATATGATAATTGCCTAGAAGTAAAAAAAGCTTTTGAGAAAAAAGATTTTGATACTTGCCTAGAACTACTACCCCCTGTAGAGGGGTTTTTCTTTGGAGATACAGAAGTCGATAACGAGTGGTACTATCAAGATATAAAAGATACTATCAATATTTTAAAACCGCTTATAGAAAATCCGCCTAAAGGATTTATGTACTACAGAGCAAGTTGGTAGGGGGTGCTAGCAATGATAAAACCAATAGACGAATATATAAGATTAATAGCTAGGTATATGGCTAGCGACGAATCGGGGGAAGACTACAGATATAAAATGATTGTGTGGATGCTTACGAAAATATATAAAGAAGAACCGCCGGCAGACGCTACTATGCGTAATATTCTAGCAGATTGGGATTTAGTTATTCAACATGCAGAGGAGGAAGAATGAACACAAATGATATAGTATTACTATTATTTAAAGAGGGGTATAACAAGTTCACCGCCTTAAATAATTATAAAGGGGATGCATATGTACCAATTAAAATCCACCAACAAGAATTGGACAAAGCATTAGAGTTTTTTATGAAAAACTATACAAGTGAGGAAAAATAAAATGAGCAAACCAAAATTAGATTATGGCTATGGCTATAATGAATTAAATTCAATACGAATTGTATGGTGCATAGATGATGTTAGGCAACACTTAGCGGAATTGTCAGATAAATACAGACACGAAACACTTACAGATGATGAGTGCATGGAAATACTTGATTATGTAGACAGAAAGCACGATGCTAGCATTGGAATATCGTGGGATAATATAGAGTGGGCAATTCAAGACCATATTGATGCGAGGAATAAGGATTAAAACAATTTACCAACCAACAAAAAGGAGAATAATAATGTCAGAGTTAAATGAAATAACAAAAGAAATGTTTGAGGAGTATAAAAGCATACAAGAAGAAGGATTGTATAATATGCTAGACCCTCAAGCTAGAGAATTATCCTCATTAGACAGAAGACAATGGTACGCTATTATTAGTAATTATGGAAAACTTCAAAAGAAGTTTAGCGCATGAGTGAGTCTAAAATACATAAATTCTCTGATAAAGAACTCACGCTAGAAGAAATGCAAGAACTTGTAGGCGGATATATACAAGTACTTATATCAAAAGATGGTAATGCTGATATTGTGATTGACGAAGAAGGAAAAATGAAGAGTAAGCCACCTAATTTTGAGGCTACGAAATTATGGCTAGGGAATAATCGTGATGAATGGTACGATATTATTGTAGGAGATGCGATTGTTTGTACAGATAAGGCTAGGCTGAAATAATGTATAACAGAAAAGGGGGAGTGACATCCCCCTTTTCAACAACCAACAACGTAACCATTAGTTCGCGAGAACAAAATATTGGAGTGTTGTTAACTAAATTTACCTAATTAAATACTTAATTATCTAATACTTTTTTTATATCGTTACGAGTAGGATAAATTTTTTCATCCGCGTCTGCTTGAGATAGAATAAATTTATTCTGTTCTAGTTTTTCTTTTTCCCACTCTGATTCACTATCCATTACGCCTAAAGGCGAATATTTATATGAAACATTCGCGGGTACATCATTCCATCCCCGCAGTTCTAGCGCAAGCTTCTCTATTTGTTTGAACGCGCTTCCCTTTCCTACCCTGCCGTTTCGTGCTAGCTTACAGGTCTGGATAATCCCGTCAGTTATCTGGTAAACTTTGCTAGCGCTATTTTTCAGGTGCGCGCCTAAATGGTCGCGTTGTTCTTTATAATGTTTTTTTAACATTTAACCCCTTTCTATAATCTTTTCTTAATCTTTTATAATTTTCTTTAAGCAAAAATCTTTTCTTACCATTCTTATCCGTAATTTCCTCACGAATTTCTAAATGGCTATATTCAAATTCATCTGAAATATCATTTCTATTTAAAAAATCAAGAATTTCTGTTGCTCTAATGACTATCTCTTTTCTTTTTTATCTTAAGTATTGCCGATGCAAGATATACACATCCATCTAATAACTCTTCTAATGCCTCTAAATGCCAATCTCTGCCATCATTTACATCTAGCTCATCACTATACTCACCCTTACCTATTTCAAGGCGTTCTTCGATTAGTTTTACAATTTCTTTATTCATTATATATAATCAATCCATAATAAGCAATAGCTAAAATAATATACAATATTATATAGCAAGTCACTTGTTGAGAGTTCTCCTATCTGAAATAACATTGATTGCTATAACCATTAGTACAGAACCTATTCCCAATGAAAAAATACAGAAACAAGCTATCATTAAATAAATAATCCATTCAGCTATCCACATATAGACCCCTTAATTATGAGAGCGCACTTTATAGCGTGTCCAATGTTCTTAAACCCGGAGGAGTTTTTAGACAAGTGCGCCCTCATTTTTTTTATTACATTTATTACATACTTCTTTTCTTTTTCCATAAGAAACAAAATTGTCATAATATAGAAAAGTATCACCGGAATCTTTTCTCATCATTTCCCAACAACATTTACATTTTGGGCAATATTTTACTCTACTATCTGCTCTTCTTCCATCAAAATCTGTATAAGTATTTCTTATGGGAGTGTAGTCTCTTTCGTTGCCCTTAAAAAGGGTATCCATCATATCAGCCTCTTCTTTCAAAATCTTTTTCTAAAAAACTTTGTCAAGAGAGACATTTTTTTTACTTTAGCGCCAACCAAGCAAATACCTACACTCCCAATTTTTGAAAAACATCTGATAACTTTGTGCTAGAACTATCTTTCGCAGCTGCGTTACCAGCTTCGCTGGTACTTGTGCTAGCTTGAACAGCAGGAGCTGTGGTAACTGGCTGTTTAACTGGCTGTCGTTTTCTAGCTTTTTTATCTCTTTCTATTAACTCTAATTCTAAAAGCGCCATCTTTTTTGACTGATACCTACCATCACTACATGATTCACATGGCTCGTTAGTTAAATTTTTAACTTGTTGAGGTTTTTCATGCTTGCATTCAGTACACATGTAATCTATTTTTGTAGCTACTTTTAAGTTTTCAACAATATTATCTCCAAACATGCTATTAAAATCATCGTTAAACCTTTCTTGGTGCAACCAAGAACTAGCCATTGGAATGTATTGTGGCTCTGTACCTTTCTTTTTCCAATATCTAATGTAATTAAGTAGACCTTCTAAAACAGACTCTTTTTTAACACCGCTTTTCCTAATGGATATATATTTATCCATAGCACGCTTACGATTGTCTCTTCTAGGATATAATTCCCAAAATTCATTTAAAAATTCACTTTCTAAATCTTTTTTCACATTAATTCTTTTAGCTTTAACTACAACTTCATCTTCTACTTCTTTATTGGATGGCTTGGCTATAGCCTTGCCATTGCCTTGCCATCTTGTTTGTGCGCCTTTTTTACCATTAGCACTCATTCTCTCTCTATAAGCAATCATATTTCCGCGTTCTGTTTCCAATCTGTTATTGTACAATCTTCCATCTCTCTCAATAAAACAGTTCATTACTATTTGCCAATCACTATCAAAATCGGGATGATTACCACATAATATTCTTAGCTTTAGCAAGTCGGTTGGTAAAGAGCCTTCAATCCATTCAAATGCTAACAGAGTTATATACATTCCTCTCTGAGCCATTGTCATGGTAGTTACATTTATATCTGATAAAAAATCGCTAGCATAAAATTGAAATGCCGGCGCCTTTCCTAATTTTTTATTTTCCATTTGTGTTTTCTCCGGGTATTATGTTTTGTATTTTTACTGAATGATGGGTTACTTTAGGGAATCTTGCTACTATAAAAACAATTTCTCCATTTATTGAGGCAACTTCTCCACTAACGTATGATTCTTCTCCATTAGCGCCCATAACTTTAGCAGTTACTGTATCGCCTATTTTAATCATTTTCTTGAATTCTACGCTCAATATCAGCCATCCTTTCTTGTTCTATTTCTCTTATTTCCTCTTCCCTGTAATTTGTTTTATCCTTGTCTTCAATTAGTTCTAAAAAGTCATCAAAAGTGAGTATAGCATATATTGTACCTCTATCTTCCTTTACTACTTGCACATCAACATTATCCGTGTTTGGCTTTAGCCATTTTGCTATGTTTTTCCTTACCTTGCATTGCACTCTCCATTCTTTATCTTTCCCATCTAGTACGGCATCAACCTCTTCGGTATGACCTAATGAAAGACCATTGCTAGCATAAGCCCTTTCAGCCCCAATCTGGAGTTCTCTGGCTCTGTTAACAACTTCACGCTCAAATCGATTTCCTTTTTGCTTACTTCTACTAGGCATAATTATCTCCTATATATGGGGGCAAGTCCATGACGTTGAAAACTTGCCCCCGGGTTTGTGTGACCAAGAAGGAATGAGGGTAAAATCACACAAGTTCAAGATTGTAATTGTCTCCTACAGTAACTTGCTCAAGGTAAATGTATTTAGCATATGTGCTATTTTTCCCATTTATCATTTTCGTAGCTATATTATGCCCTTCACGACGCAATCTTAAAATAACATCAGACAGTCTTGTTATTCTATATTCAGTTATAGCAGTCCAAGATGTAATCGTTTTATTCTCTTTAAGGTGCTTTAGAACCTTCTCTTTTTGACCTTTAGAACGGCAAGTCATCGCTATCCCCCTCATCGATAAGAGTCTCGGCATCCACCATAGGCTCAGAATTAAAATCCATCTGATGCTGAATAGATTCATCTTCGTGTTTTTCATCTTTCGCAATGTTACTTGAGCCATTTTCAAGGCTAGATGATGCTCTTGCGGTAATCTCTCCCATAGCCATCATTCTGTACCTATCATTGCTTGAGTTATTACTTAGCCATGTAATGTAATCCAATGGTAAGTCGCACCACATTTCTCCCTTGTGCTTGCCGAAGTTTATAATCGAATTTCTCATGTCCTCAGTATGAATGTAATTACTTACATCCTCGCCATTGTTAGTCGTGCTAGAACCATTGCGCGCTGCGGGTGATTGTTCTAGCTTGTTTTGTTGTGATATAGCGTTGGCAACTTCATCAGCAGAGGCAAATTCAGTTCCACCAAATCCGGCACTTGCAAGCGCTCTACCAATAGCAGAAGTCTCGCAGTTTTCAAGAGCAGATGTTTTATTAATCATGCTACTATCATAAACCTCTTCAGCATGACCGGTATATACATTATCTCCAACAGAAATTGTAGCTTTCATTACCACTTTATTTTCTTCAGTAAAACATATTTTTGTCTTAACGCTTTTTACTGCATCCTTATGCTCTTCGTGAAAAAGATTAACTCTTTCAGCGACTGTCCGGTATTCTTTGCCATGTATTTTTACAGACATAGTTATTCCTCCGTTAGGTTATTGGTTGTTGTTTTAAATGAAAATTTTGTCTCCACTTCCTCTGAACATATGTCCGGAGCATCTCCCCATATTTTTATGTGTTCAGCAATAGCTTTTTTATCCGGCTTTTCCGTTACTCTAGTGGGAATAGAATTGTCAAATGAAAATTTCATTAAAGCCTCGTCATCGGCAAATGTTTTTTTAGTTCGAGTTGTTAATCGAATAACTCCATTTGGCAGTTTATTTGTTTTCTTGCCGGAGATTTTATTTTCTGATTGCATGTGGATTTCTAGTAAGTTTGCCCTATATCGTATTTGCCTTTCAACAGAGTCTATTCTTCGGTCATAAAACTCAGAAGATTCTTCTTGCCTAAGTTTTAATACTTCAATTTCTTTTTCTAATTGCCCTATCTTCCATAGCAGTTGGTCAGCGTGAATGTCTTTTATTTGGACTTGTTCCTCATTAATAACATATGTGTTATCTTCGGATTCTAATTCGTCAAGAGCAATTAGTTGGCTATTAAGTTTTTCGCTCATTTAGCACCTCTTTTAAATGGGGATTCAAAAAACTTGTAAACTCCTCGAATTACTATATCCATAAATGAATTTTTCAATTTACGCTTATAAACTCTTTTTTTCTTCATTAGCTTTCTCCGTTAATGTTATTAGTTGTTGGTTGGTTGATTCCGGTGCAATGACATTAAATCCAAGATTTTCAGCTAATTTGTATATTGTGTAATACAAATTTTGCACATCATCCTCGCTAGTTTTCTTCCCTCTTTCTATTCTTAATTGCAAAGTTTTCTCCTTAGTTGGCATTGTTTCCCTTAATTACAATTTGGTTAAAGTATTGGCACTTTCCACAATCTGCTACACAATCTTTGTTAGCAAAATTTGAATCGTAAACCATACTTAACTTTCCCTCTTTTCTGACAAACATAACTCCTAAACATTTTCCAACATTATAATTAGCACAATGCTTACGAGCAAACGACTCTGTTTTCGTCATCTGTACTGCTACCTCCTTTAATTATTAGTTCTTTCATATACATTCAAGAACTAATAATTAAATGGTAGCTAGTGGCTTGTATTCCGTTTTATTTACAAACTCAAATAGTTCAGCTTTCATAATAATGAAATTTTTACCATTTGGCTTACTAGCTTTTAATTTTCCGCTTTGTATGTACTGCCTCACAGTTCCTTTTGAAACTTTTAATTCATCAGCGACTTGAGACACAGTTAAAAAATCTTGCAATTTAAACTCCTTTAATGTTGTTTATGTATGTTTAGCTACGTTTAAATTACATAGTAAAAAAGAGCATTGCTAGCTTTTTTTATATTTTCTACGTTTGTACTTTAAGTATTCAGCACCTTCATATGGGTTAAAAAATAAAGTAATCAATCTATTGTCGTCATCGTCATATTGGGGGTCAATAATAGTTACCGGTGCATTAAAAATGTTTTTATCATCTAACCCTAGTTTGTCAGCGTAACTATCCATATTTTTAAACGAAGCTACCTGTATAGCGTGACTAATAAGTCCGCTAGAAGGGTCTTTTAACACCTGATACCCTGAAACATGTATATGTCCGGCAGTTAAAATATGGTCGCGCCACCCTGTTTGGACTGCCTTGCTTATTGCATGCGCCGTATTCCACATTGAATTACCTTTAAATTGATGTCTGGCATTTATGCGAATAGATTTTCCATTTGGAAATTGAAGATTCATTCTAGCACCATGCTGTTGGTATACTGATGGTTTATCCCGCATGATAAACTCAAGGGGGTCGCCATCACCACTCCATACATCGTGATTACCGGCTATTAGGTATAGCCAAGGCAATTTATTTAAAAAATGTTCAGTTAGCGCCCATGATTCTTTTGCAGTTGTTGATTGCTGACCATACAAAGCTTGCAATCTGCCCACCCAATTATTCTGAACATCCCCTAAATTTCCGGCAAACATACCTTCAGTCTCATTAATTAAATCACATAAAGAATATATTTCTGATATATCTGTGCCATCATCATCTACATGTGGGTCGCCAAAGTGACATATCCCCACAGGACCGTGAACATTAATTTTTATATTTATAAGTTTTCTATTTTTATATGCCTCGAATTTTTTTGTATATCTCTTTTTTCTATATTCGATAATATCATCAATGTCCATTTCTTCAACAGGCAAATCTTCTACTATAAATTGATTGTGTTCGATTATTCTAGGGACAATAGTTTTTTTACCGCACTTGGGGCAATAATATCTTTGTCTCTTGCGATTATTCTTCCAATAATTCCACCCATCTTTGCGAATATCATTATTTGTGCATTTGGGACACCCTACGATATTACCATCGGGGTCTTTGCAGTCTCGAGACTTTGTTTTTCCGTTAGGTTGTTTTGGCAAAATTAATCAATAAGTTCAAAATGAACTAAGTCGTCAAAGCTATTATCTTTAGTTGTCCTTTTTCCTTGATATGTGCTAGAAGCATTCCAGTCCCCTCCCCAGCGCAGCTTTACGCCCATGCTAGCAGCTACACCCAGAACAAATCCACCTAAATAGTGAAAGTCATCTCTAGCATCCCAATCTATTGGATAGGGTGCAATGTCAACAGCTTTTCCCTGCACATGTTTGCCAAATTTTGTTTTGCTTTTTCCTTGAGCAACAAGTTCGTTTTGCCTAGCTTGACTCCTCAGACCCTCGATTACTGTTATATCAAAGTATTTAACAACTTCATTTAAAACATTCACAAGGCGAATGTCTACACCGCGAAGTCTATCTCTAGACCTTTTTCCAAATCTAGGCATTTACTACCAGAGCTTCCACTTGCTTTGAATAACTGCTTTAGCAACATCCAATGCTTCTTTCATAACTCTATCTTTTTCAGATTTAGTTAGTTTTTTGTCTTTTAATCCATCTTCAAGCGCTTTAACAAGCTCACCAATTTCTATAACAATTTGTCTATTTTTAGCAGTTACAGATGTAGCATACCCAGCTATACCTAGCCCAACCATATATAACAAGTTAGACCAACTTAACCATTCACTTACGAAGTCCATGTATTTCTCCCTTTATTTGTTCTAAAGATTTTTTCATTTCAATAATATCAGCAGTAATAACATCTAGTTTATATGCAATTAAATTCCTATCTGCTACTGATTCTTTTTTGTCAAGCTTTAACTCTAAATCCCTTTTAATCATGTCTATATCATATTGCATAAAGCCAAGAGCAAGTATCGCACCGCATATAATAACTGCTAAAGTTATCATATTATCTATTGATATTGTTTTATTAATTTTCATTATTCCTTAATCTTTCAACTTCTTTCTCAAGATAATCAATTCTTTGATTTTGTTTAATATCAGCAGGAATTTCTGCATCTTGATTAGCTTCAGCATCTTCTTCTATATCTATGATATGCTCTTCATTCATTGCTACTTGATATTCTAAAAAAGATATACGAGCATTTAATTGACTATATCCCCATACTAACATTACAACAAATGTTACCGCCTGTATAATCATTGGCAACGATATACTTAAGCTACTGCTATCCGATATTGGTTTAGTGTTTTCCATTTATTCTACTTACACTGCCTTTTACTTCCATCATTACATCACTAAGGTCATTAACTTCACGAACCATTTCCTCGTGCCTTCTATCTCTAGTAGAGTCGCTAGCGTTCCATCTGTCTAATAATTTTAAAATAATAGCTTCAATATTATCAATTTTTTGAGATTGCCCTTTATTTTCGACTTTTAAATCCTCTAATGCTTCTGCTTGTTCATCTGCTCTTTGGCTTTGTTTAAAATATCCATAAAAAAATGCTAGCACGACCAAACCCATTGCTCCATATTCTGCGTAAACGTCAATAAATGATTCCATTAAGACTCCAAGTAAATGTATTTAAATTCTATATTATAAGATGTGCTAGAACACCAAGTCATTCTTCCTCCTCAGTTGCTTTACACTCATCGCAAACACCACGCAATGCTTGATGAATTGGTTTATCGCATTCAATACAATGGAAAGGCATTGGCATTATTTTTTCCTCATTGTTAAATCAATATAAACCTTTAAATCAGATTTAATTTCTGCATTCCATTTTTTTAGTTTACCCATCTCATCCATAATTATATCTAATCTATGTTGTAAATTTTCATGTTTTT